AATTACTCTTTTATAATTAGATTATGAACTTTATATATAATCAATTTGAGTCGATCATTTCCTTATTGAACTCTTTGTCTTCAGGAAATGAACACACTGTCTTCAATTTCGCAAAAGCAGGAATAGACCTTATATATTTAGATATTATTATATCAGATGATTATATGCGCACGTCATTAACGCATTAAATTTATGTACACACTTTTTAGTGCGATTATTTGATCACTTTAAACTATTAATGTTTATAACGATTTCTATTTTACAACTTGATTGTAATCTTACATAGTCTTTACAGACTTTAAATGTTGAACCAATTTAACTTAAATACCTTGGAAGCCCGCAATATTTTATAGTATTAGTGGATTGATCGAAGATCCAGTCGCGTGATTGTCCTTATAAGAGACTATTTATATATACTAGAGGATTCAACGAACAGAATATAGTTATATAATGGATTAGTACTCTTATAATTGTTTAGTCAACGAATGTCAATTAAGACACATAATCAGACTAATACTTCTAGATGCCATTGAGCATATTAGGGGTGCAATACGAGAATAACCTTCCAAGAAGACAGCCAATGTGAGCAATAACAATATGGATCTTCAAAACTTTAATATTACCAAGAACAGTAATACAAATAACGTTCAAAAACAAATTGTATCAGAATCTAACGATTCTATCCCATCAGAGGCTTATGCTTCTGTGCAACTTGAGGAGCCTTCTCCTCTTGAAATCTTTTCAGATATGTTTAATTATTATGTAGATTTGTTTAAGGATATTGACAATGAGAAATTAACTCAAGGTTATATCATTATTCGATTTTATCATGATATTTACAGATCAGAAACTATGACTGATATGATAATTACGATTATCGATTACACTGAAAGAGTTGTTGGAACTGAAAAATTCGTACAGAATTTTACAGATTTCAGCAAATTCTTATTTAAACAAGTTAATATCTTGTACGATCAAATTTTAAAAACACCATATATGAAACTTTGGATGAAGTTTTTTAAAGGTGATTCAGAAGATTGGTGGAAAGATATCAAACAATTTTCTAAAAATACTTATGATGATATTAAGAAGACGATCATTAGATCAGAATCTAGTAGAGTCAAAAGTACATTAGAA